ATTATCTGTAAGAATGTCCTTCACGTCTGTGGCTTCGGCTTCAGATTCACTGAAGGAGACAAAATCTCACATTCCGGGGTCGATTGACCCCAATGCCAATCTACTGGGCCTTGCCCGTAGTTTGGATATCCACATACCTAAACCCTTGGTTCAGGTTATTGGTTGCTTCGGTAAGCATGAAACTTACCAATCGCGTAATCGGCGCGTACGGGAGCATCTCCCGTACCTGCCACAGTCCGTCACAGATAAGATCTGTAAGATGAACAAGTATTCACTCAAGCGATTGAGTAATACAATTGAGGCCATCAATGATAATTTGATGATGTCTACTCCCGAAGTCGTTAGACGACTCCGAGAGATGCCCGCCTACATCAAGCTGATGCGGTGGGCCTATGGGCTCTATTGCTACAATAGCGATAGGGTCTGCAAACAATGGAAGAAATTTTCTGTTGTATTGCGTTGGAAGGCGCTTCAGTCAGAGACTGAAGATCCTGAAATCCCGGATGATTTCCCGGGATTTGGTTCAGAGAGGTCAAACCTCAATGAGCTGCCCGCCATCTGGCAGGAACTCTGTCCCTGGCTCCGAGGAGTCTGGGACCGTGGGGTAGTGTCGAAAGCCGAGTCAACACGGCTTCTTCACTTAGTTACAGGCAGGAATTTTCCTGCCGGTAGCAAAACGACGAGGGAGCAGTCTCTGCGTAAGCACGCAGAGACGTTATGCTCAAAACCCGTCACGACCGAAATCCGCAAGAAAATCTTGAAACGGATATGCGTCCTCTTCGGACGTTCGGTACGCGAGTTGAAACCCAAGACATTCAAAAGTCTGGGGCATCTTTCCCTAACTTCATCCGCCTCGATTGATTCGAGCGTGAAGGAAGGGGGAAGAGCTGCGGAGGTCTCGGTAAAATTCCGGACCTGGTGCAATTTCGTGCCGGACCATGACTCTGAAGCAGAGACATGGTTCGGTCAGAAATACCTGCTGAAATCAGGTATTCCTAGGTGGCAGACGATGTGCAGAGAAGCCCCTGTACACCGTCCCCAAGATGTTTTCGGCGAAAGCGCGGAAAACATGATTCTCGATTTTGATAATTTCAAATACGAGGATCCGCTGTATGGTCTAGACGCAGTGACTGGATACCAGTTACTGCAATGGTCTATTGAAGAGGGACTTGCAAATCAATGTTTGCAGGGAACCCCATACAAGTCGGAAGATCAGTTGAGAACTGGTCTTATTGCACCGTCTATCAAGGCTAGTGCAATTGGCGAACCGGGAGCAAAGTCCCGGGTTGTTACCGTCGGAGAAGATTGGTTGACAATCTTTCTCCAACCATTTGCCCACCACCTCTTAGGTATGGCCAAACTCCATCCATCAGTCACAGCTGGCCTCACTCGAGGCTGGCAACTGTATGAATGGGTGAAGAGACTACGCAATGCGGGTCCCGTCACGAACCAGACTACCTACTTCTTAAGTAGTGATCTTACTACGGCGACAGATTACTGTACGCACGAGTATTCGGCCGAGATGGTCGAAGGGTTCATGGAGGGGTTAGAAGAAACTTCTAACTACCTCCTGGCGTCTTCTAGACTTTTAAATTCGTCTAGACGCTATGAGAATGGTCTCGGGGAATTCCGAGACGCTCTCACCACTCGGGGCATCCTTATGGGTGATCCCGGTGCAAAATTGGTTCTGACTCTGCACAATATTTGTGCAGAGTGGGAAGCCTTTTTCAGATCCGAGCTGGGAATGCTCGGGGCGACAGACGAGGAATTTTATTCCCGTCTGCGCGCAGGAAAAGGGGCTGCCACGCGGAAGTGGCGCCACTTTGCCTGCTCTGGGGACGACCACATTGGTCAGGGCCCAAAGAAGTACCTTCAGCGAATTTCGCTGAACCATGGTTTAAACGGAATGTCCGTTTCCTGGTCTCAGAACTTTCTCAGTTCTAGAGGTGCATTCTACTGTGAAGAGATGCTCTTCACAGTAGGACTAGATAAGCAGTTTATATGGGGAGTCGAGACTCCTTTACATAAACGCCCGTATCTAGAACAACCTCACATTGATGCAATGAAAATTAGGTTGTTTTCCCCTTGCTCTAAAGAATGCGAGGGGAAGGATGAGCCAAACCCTGCCATTGGCAAGGCACGTCAGATGCAAGGCATGCTGTCGTGGCTCGGCGGCGGCTTCGAAGCCATGGTTCCCATGGCCTCAGCACGCTTCGAACAGAGGATGGAAGGTTTCCTTCCCACCCTCTTGTCAACCCGATATCTCCCAGTAAAACTGGGTGGTATTGGATCTCCAGCTTTCCATCGGTCAAACGCCGAATTGCGGAAGATATTCAGGGAGGAAACTCCCTGGATACATATGCAGTCTATCAAAGAAGTCTTTGAAGGGACTGCTTCCCTCCTAGTGAGGCGCTGTCTCGCGAATTTCGCGACCAATGCACGAGCTAGGGGCGTATCAACCGACGTCATCAA